AGAGCAATGGCGGCTTGCTGCTCGGCAACAGGCTCAAGGGTCGCTGCCTTGCCAGTACCTACAACGCGAAACCCAAAAGGCGGCAATCCCCCAACGTGCCCGCCGGCCTGACGCTTTGCCGCCTGGCCTACGCGTTGACGATCCTTAATCACTCGCCTTTCGTGCGTCGCAAATGCCGCCATGATCTCAAGCATCAACTGCCCATAAATATTCTTCTCATCCGTTACATCGCCATGCCCATTGATAATCAATCGAATGCCGAGCTCCTTAAACGCGTGAACGGTATTCAACGTATCCATCGAGTTGCGGCTAAACCGATCCAGTTTCGCCACAATGATCACATCACCAGGTTGTGGCGTCACACCGTTTGCCGCCAATCGATCAAGAAAATTCAAATGCCCCGAAACACCAGCATCCTCAATAAACCGATCAACCGTCAAGCCATGCGTTAACGCGTTGCCGGTCACTTCCCTGCGTTGCGTGTCCAAGCTCGTACCGTTGGCTTGCTCATCCGTGCTAACCCTCAAATAACCGTAATTCATAACGCCATCCAAATCATCGTTGCGTACAGAGCGCCAAACATTGCGCCGCCAATGATCAATGTTGCTGTTGTGGACTTCATCTCGTTTCCTGTGTTTGTGTCAGTGGTGTAAATGTACACCGCGTTTACAGTCATGGGGGACGTTTACGCAAAAATTTTTTGGGTAGCCGACGAACGGATGAGCGGTAAAGGGGGGGGGAGGGCGCGTTATGTGAGGCAAGGCACGCGAGGCCCGTTATGCAAGGCAGGCCACGCGACGCCCGTTATGCAAAGCATGAGTGGGCGCGTGTGGGGTGCCGCGCCTACGCCGCCCCCTCGAAACGCTGAAGGGGGGGATGTTGCGCGAACGCGACGTGGCGTAAGCGCGACACGCGTTGCGTCAGCGCAACGCCTTACCCGTTGTGCGGCGCAACATCGATGGTTTTGTCATCGACGTTTACGGCGTTGACGGTTTCGCGGTATCGATTCGCCATCAGGTGCGCGTCAGTGATGTTCACCTGGACGTTCACTTGCGCCTTGTTCTCTCCATACGCTTGCTGGTTCCATTTGCCAGCGAGCCATTGACGGTAACGCGCCCTGACGTTCGCCAGGTTCGCCGTAACCGCGTCAGCACCATCGACAATCGCCAATCCTTGTTCCGCCAAAACGTGTGCCGCCCTCGCGCGTGCACGCGCAAATTCTTCGCTGCGCTCGGGAGTCGTTTCCGCCCACGAATAAAACGCGCCCTCGCTTACGCCAAGAGCGCTTATTAACTCGGACACTTTCACGCCGCTCCCGATCTGCTCAAACAGTCCCTCTTCGCCGCCTGGAAACTTATGCACCGCACGATTCACGATCGACCTTAACTCTCTACGCTTCGCGTTGCTCAATCCCGCGCCACGCGCTTCACGCACCGCGCCTTCTTCGCTTTCCGCCTCACCAGTACCGCTCAAACGCGTCAGATCGCCCTCAGTTCGATTTTCTGCTTCCATGTTCACTCACTTACCTTTCGCTTGTTCCATCGCCTCTAACGCGCTTTTGCTCAACGCGTAAGCCTGCTCACTGCTTCCCTTGTACACCGGACCAATATCCTCTTCCGCCATAAGCGTCAACACTTCCGCACCAGGCATAACCCGTTTAATGTTCACGGCTTGCGTAAAAAATTCCTGCTGCAAGATGACCGCCACCTCATCCATCGTCCAGCAGTCGCACTCAGGTCTCATGGCCGCGTAGGCGTGGACAGTTGCCGGATCAGCGCAAATCGCAAACACGCTCCCGTCATCCCGTTGACCCTCCATAACACTTACCGCCAACGGTTCAGCGTTCATCGCCTTCGCTTCAGCCTCCAACACATCAAACGCTCGCATCATCCCGCCACACGCCAAACGATACGCCTCAACGTCTCTCGCTTTCCGCGCATCCCTACACCGCCATAACTGCTTCCAAAACCTTAACCGCGTTTCCTCGCTCACGAGTTCCGCCAAACGATCCAATCCCCAAACCTTATCCGCCTCACGCTTTCTCTGCATCACACTGACCGCCACACTATTCATCGCCAACACAATCTGATCATCCTCTTCAAAAGGATTCTTCAACCGATCCTCTGATCCGCCATACAAACCATCTCTAACCTTCCCGCGCTTATCTTTTGCCACCATAACCCAAATCCTTTCTCTTTACGCTTTACGCTTTCCACTTCAATCACCGTCTGGAACATTTCAGCGTCCGGATTGTGTGTCTTTCAGACACACACACAATCCGGACGTTATGAAATTTTGTTCGATGGCGTTTTCGGACAACTAAGGACGCATTTTCGGACGCTTTTAGGACACTTAACATGACTTTAGGACGTTTCATTTCGGACACTTTAATGCTTAAAAAATCACTTTCGGACGCAATCCGGACGCTAACCTTGTTTTTGCCTACTTTTTAAGCATTTCTTGATGTTTTGGTGGCAAACCCGGACGCACTTTCGGACGCCTAAAAACCTTCTTCGTTAATCGGTTTGATCCATACCAAATCGTTTCTTATGGCGGCAAACCCTAAATCGGTCAACTTATCCTTGAGTTCCTTCCAACGCTTCCTCTTATCGCTTTCCTCCACATCGTTTCCTAGCCTGGCGTACACCTCATCCCGCCAACGCTCTAACGTCACAACGCGATGGCGTTCTCCTTGAACGATCTGGTATTGCCCTTCCGTCTTCACGATATGGCGTAACGCTTCCCTACCCATCGATTGATGCTTACCGCGCCCCGCGTTTGGCTTTGCGTTTTGTGGCGGTCTAAAGCCAACGCCATCGGGTAAATCACCCTCAAATGGTTTGACTACGAGCGTATTGGCTAAGTCGTCATCGAATCCAAGGTTTAGCTTGGCGGCTGACGTTTCATGCGTTTCGTTCGTTTCCTGCTGATCAAAGTTCACCGTCTCCATCGAGAAATGAATCTCCACACCGTCCTTGCCATCCTTTTGCTTGGTCACTTTGAGCGTGCCCGACATTTGATCGGTATGGCGGGTAATCTCAATCTGCGTATCCACAGCACCTAAAAAGCTAGAGTGACCGCGTAAACCTAGCGAGGCATCCTTGCCTGAATGGTGGACAACCAGGAGCGCTGCGCCCGTGGCTTCCTGCAAGCGTCCACAATTGCTGATGAAACTTCCCATGTCCTCGGACGCGTTCTCGTTGCCGCCGCCAAAGGCGCGGGCTAAAGTGTCGATGATGATCAATTTCGGACGCTGGATTTCGGACGCTCGTATGGCGGCAATCAAATCAGCAAAGTCCTGATCCGATGACCTTAAGTTAACTTGCGACCTGATCACGCCAACGGGTATGTCCTTAAGCTCATACGCATGGCGTAAACCAGAAATCCTTGTCCCAATACCGCCATGGCCTTCCCCTGCGATGTATAAGACCTCACCGGCCTGCGGCACTTCGTGCGCCAGCCACGAGTCCCCACTGGCGATCATGGCGGCTAAGTGCAGCGCGATAAACGATTTGAACGTACCTGGTGGCCCATAGAGCGCCATGAATCCCTTCTCCGGCACAATCCTGTCCACCAACCATTTAACTGGCTCATCCTTCGCGTCGCGCCACATCTCAACCCTGTAACGCTGTGCTTCCTGCGCTTCAACAACTTCGGCAAACGGTTCCTTCTCTGGCACAACGGATTCGGGTTCCGTCTCAGCTTTCTCATCAATCACTAGTCGTTGTGGCGGTACAACGTCCTCGAAGTCCTCAATCACTTTAGCGTCGGCGATGCGTTTGGCGAACTCCTCAAACGTGAACCCTCGACCAATAAACTCTTCAGCGTCATCGCCAATCGCTGACTCGTCATCGGCTAAATCCACCACCTTGATCGCTTGCGCTACCCCTTGCAAATCCCTCACGACGCGTTTGGCGTACTTCCAGCCAGGTCTATCGTTATCAGGTAAAACTACTACCAATCGACCATGAAACCATGGCGTTATGGCGGCAGGCCACTCGCTCGACCCCGCGTGCGCCGATATGGCGACCACATCGAACATGCCAACCAAAAACTCAGCGGCCTTTTCACCCTCGGTCACAAATACCGGCGCCATGGGTCTTGCGATCATGAGCGGTAAGCCAAACGGTATGGGCGTCCAATTACGGATCGTTGGTACGCGCTCGCCATTGATAAGGTGATACTGGCGGTACGTCTTACCACCACCTTCAACGTCATACCTAACCTTTTGCGCTGTGACTTCACCGCTTTCATCGATGTAATCCCACGCCATCACTTCCTTCATCGTTGGCGGCACAATCGGCCTGATGCCCGATAAAGGATCACGCGCAACTAGCGGGCGGTTCCAGTTCAACGAGTTAGGCAAGTGAGGTTTGATGGCGGCAAACACATCCTCCTGATCGCACCCGCCAAAGCACTTGAATAAAAACTTCTCACCGAGTTGCGTAATCGCAAGCGATGGATGCCGATCACCCTTGCCATTGCCATGCCCAGGTACCGGGCAAGACGCAAGCCACCCCCTTTTGTAACGCTTGGCGTTACCAAGCGCTGCGGCTAATAGTTCTGCGTTCATCTAGGCGCCGCCGGATTGCCTTGCAGCACAATGCCTTCGTGCACCGGACCTTTGAAGTCATGGCGGACAATCGACCCCGCTGAAATCTTCACGCTGTTAGCTATTTGCTTACTTGGCAATACATAAGATCCAATGCCCATGATTACCGCCACGCCAATTACGCAATTGCCACAAACCACCGTGTGGGGAAACATCGTTGTGTATGAATGAACCACCGCGTCATGCCCCACGGTTGAATTCATATTGATAAACACAAAATCGTTCAGCCTGGCGTCCGCCGCCACAATCACCTGTGGCGTTAATACGCATCCCTTTCCAATCTTCGCGTAAGGCGAAATGCTGCAACTCTCATGGATATACGTTCCCCAACGCCCTTCTTCGTTCTTAGCAACAATAGCTTGCTTCACATCGGGGTCCGCCACAGCAAGCAAGAATTCAGCACCAGGAAACGCGCCCTCTCTGATGCTCTCCACCACGGGATACTTGGCGGCATAACGCTTATTGTTAAACGGATGCGTTGAAACCACGCACACAATCTCGTGCGTGCCTTCCTCCTCGATGTAGCCAATCAACTCCTTGGCAAGCCCTCCTGAACCAAAGATGACGTACTGGTTTTTGCGCTTTGATTTTTGATACATGTTGTGATCGCCGCTCATGTGTTCTTCTCCTTTAGCTTGGTTCTTTCAGTCGTAGTCCTGTTACGATATTTACCACTTGTTCTTTTCCTTGAGTTTTTCTTCGATGGCTCGGGCAAAAGTCGTATCAGTCCAAGGCGCAGTCCAATCCCGTTTGTAACAAACACTGTTTATTTCTTGATCCGTCAGCCCCACCCATTCTTTCTTTGGTGGTGCGGTGTAGAGGGGGTTGCATTTAAATCCCATTTCATCCATATACCGTTTACTACGAGACACATCGCCTCCCTCTGATAACCACGCCACCGGCTCTCGTTTTTCTTCCAGTGCTTGTCGCAGGACGGCGATAGCTTCGCCGTAATAGTTTTCTTCGCCCGTCTCCATCAACATTTCTGCGCTTGCATCCTCCAGCACCTCTATCGCTTCTTCAATAGCTTCTCTGCTCATGCTTTCTCCCC